GCCTAGCTGGCGAACCCTGCCCATCGATACGCCGAGAATCTTGGCGGCGTCTGCCGTGCTGATGAGCGTCTTTCCGGTGGGTAGTGCCATGACCATGCCCAGATATTAACGCCGGAATCAGAACTGTCAATTTCCCGCTGCGAAACCGCCCTATTTGCATTCGACACCGCCACGGCTCTACCTTGGTTTGGTGTACAAACCTGAAGTGGAGGATAGGTCGTTGTACATATGTATACTGGTGCCCAAATCCCAAACGAGATCTGAAAGGCGATGACCATGCTACTCCGAGACATCTACGAGAACGAATACGCAGTGATTGCGGCCCACTCCGAGGAGTGCCGCAGGCAATACCGGCTGACGTTCAAGCGTTGGGCGGACCAACTCGGCACCGAGCCGACGCTGGCCCACCTCGACAGCCTGACGGTGCAGCTCTACGTGGCCCACAGGCGGGCTCTGGTGAAGGCAGCGACTGCCCGGAAGGACAGAAACCAGATCTCGGCTATCTGGTCGTATTGTGCGAAACGTCGATACGTTGAGCAGTTCCCCACCCTGCCGCAGGTTAAGGCACCAGGCCGCATACCGCGAGGCTACACGGTCGAGGACGTGTCAGCCCTACTCAGAGAGGCTATGAGGCGGAAGCCGCCTTACGGGCCAACGCAGGTGCCTCCGCACGTGTTCATGCCGACGCTGATCAGAAACTGCTGGGAGACAGCCGAGCGAATCGGCAGCCACATGGCGCTGCGTTGGCGTGACGTAGACACGCTGCAGCGGACGGTGATCTTTCAAGCCGAGAACCGGAAAGGGCAGACCCGCGACATTATGCGGCCAATCTCCGAGGAGCAATGCCTCTGGCTCAATCAGATGCGGCGGGACGATGACGAGCTCGTCTGGCCTTGGGCCGGGAACCGCACCACGCTCTGGCACCACTTCGGCAACATCTGCACTTGTGCTGGCGTCACCAACCGGGGCTTCCACGGGCTGCGCAAAAGTTCAGCCAGTTATGTGGCTTTGGCTGGCGGTGACGCCACGGCCCTGCTTGATCATTCCAATCCAGCGATCACAAAAAACCACTATTTAGATGTGACCATCAACCGGCCAAGGCATACGGCCATAGACCTGTTGCCGCCGCTGGATCTGGGAGACAAGACGTTTGGCAGTCCGCCGAAGCCGCCAGATAAGCCGTCGGCGTAACGAAACCTCGGCCCTGACGCGCAACGACCGAGGTTCCGTATCAGTCAAAGATGTGCTGCTTCGCCGCCTGCCTCCGGGCCATGGCGTCAACCCGTGACGGGTGGCCGGGTTCGGCTGGCAGCTTGTCCGGTGGCACCATGAAAACTTCGATGTCCTCTGCCAGCTGCGACGCCCGGTATTCCACCTCGCGGACAGTGTCGAGGACAAGCGTGTGGTCGCCGGCCTTCGCTCTGTCGGTCAACTCGCCCTGACCGCCCTTGCTCGGATCGTAGAGCAGTTCAATCGTCCAGGTCACGCGAGCACCGATGCGGGCAAGCCTGGTAAGGAACTTCCTCATGGCTGGCGTGAGCCTTGCGGGCATGCGGCGTCGCTTGCCCTTCGCAGGCGGCAGATCTTCGTCGGCGATGAGTGACCGCTGTACCTCGCCCATGCTGCGAGTGTCGCGGCCTTGTCAAGTCTTACGGGCTTCGCGGCACGCCTGACGCATCCACGTCCGGTTGGTCATTGACTCAAACCAGATGCGGGCGAACACCTCAACAGCCTGGTGCCCTACGTCAGCGTAGAGCGTTCTGAGTTCTGGCGACGCGCCCCACATAGCCTCCACGTCCTCGCCGACTTTGGCGATCAGAACCTTGGCGTCCATCACTGCCAGCATCTCGCTCTCCGGCTGCGTGCGTGCGAGCTTCGTCCAGTGCTCTGCATTCCAGCAGCGGCAGATCGCGTCCACGAACTCGTCAAACGCACGACCGGCGCTGACGGCTCTCGGGCCAATCTCATGCCTCAGTCGGCTGCGCAGGTGCGGCAGCATTCCGCCCGGCGCGTCGCCCACCGTCACCTCCCGCCCGCAGGCTGGACAGGTGCATCAGGCGTGAGCGACGCGCCGGGGGCCTTTCCTCCACAAGCCGGGCACGTTGTCCGGTGCCCGTCTCCGTGGACGATGTAGCCCTTGCCGCCGCAGTCCTTGCACACGGCAGGCTTCGGCTTGGGAGGCTCTGGCGTGGGCTCTGGTGCCCTCTCAGGGGCTGTAGTGGCATAGGCAGCCGAGACTGCCGCCGAGGCTCTGGGTGCCTCACGGTCGATCTGCGCCGGATCAGCGGCGAGGGCGGCGAGTACGGACAGGATGTATTGCCACATGCGTCACCACCCTTGCCCGTGGTTGAGGACTCGGTGCCCGTCAGCGTCCGTCCTGGCGTGAACGACGTACGCCTGCTCGGCGGGGGGGGCCTCGGCAAACATCATCACCCAGAGGCCAGCCTTGGCGAGCCGCTGGATTAGCCGCAGGAATGGGCGATCCTGCTGCGGCTTGATTGGCGAGTAGTCCGATGTCGCCGCTGCCCACGTAACGGCAGCAGCCACCAGCACAGCAATCGACACAATTCGTAGTTCGCGGTTGGTCACTTGTCGTCACTCCAGATCGAGTAGATGAACATCACCACGCACGCACCGACGACGCTACCGATCAGGCCGGCAGATCCCTGGCCGAACGGCAGGCCGCCGGCAAACGAGCCGACAATGCCGAGAGCGATCGTCGGGAGCCAGCCGTCAGGACACTTGCCGGGCATAAGCCACTTGGCAACGCCGCCGACGATTGCACCGAATACGAGCCAGAGAAGCAGACCCATGCGTGTCTCCTAGTTGGGTGAAGGCGTCAGCCAGTTGCCGTGGTGGATGTCGCGGTACTTGAATCCGTCCGTGTCTCCGATGGCCCAAGCGTCGTCGAGCATTCGCTGCTCAACAACGGAGCGGCGAGCCCAGTACGAGCCGTCAGGCATGTCTGCTGGAACCTTTGGGCCGCCAATCCAGTTTGGCCCCCACGAGTTCAAGATCAGCACGAGATCGTCGGGCGAGCCGTTCTTCCGATGTCGAACCGCAATCGCCACTTGTTGGTGCATCCACGTGCCAGACGCCTCGGCGATGCCGTCCTTGTTGCGGACAGACTGAAAGCCCTGGGAAGACGCCAGCGTGCACGGATAGCCTGATTCAATGGCTGCCGCTAATTCAGCCCAAGTTCGGACGGCGACCACATGCCGCAGCGGGTGCTTCTTTGCTTCGGCATCGAGTCTGCCGTTGTCGCCCTGGCCGCCGCAGCCATACGCCCCGTACTGCTTCGCACGCTCCCCGGAATACTCGGTCAGGTCAACGGTCGGATACTTCTGGCGATAGACGACGCCGTACTCACGGAGGAACTTGGCGACGCCGAAGCCGGTTGCACCATCGGAAAACCCGCCGTAAGGCTGGGCACCATCACCCGGCTTGCCACGCGCTTCGACACGGGCACCTCCGTACAGTGGCTCGGTAGCCGGCAGCAGCGGAGGCTCTGGAAGTTTGCCAAGCGACCACGAGACGGCATCAGCGACAGCTACGGCGTGCATCCCGCCCCACGACGTGCAGTCGCCGATCTGCTGCCGACCGACCACAAACGGCTTGCCGTAGCGTGCCTGATGTGCGGCGTTCAATTGCCGGTAGAGGAACGTGTCGATGCCTTTGGCTTCGTGCATCGCCTCGGCACCGGCCTGGCTGAAGAACTGCTCGTCTCCGAGCGTGGCCAGAAATGCTTTTGTCCCTGCCGGATCGGGCGTGTAGCCGAACCGGGCATCAATAGCGTCCGCCGTGCGGCGAGTGGCCCGCTCCACGAGCGTGCCGAGGATCGCCATTGCGATCACGAAGGCGACTGCGGAAACGCTCCAGCGGTTAGCGCGTGACATCGGCTGCAGCCCTCGACAGGTCACGTAGTGCAGACACCCACGCCGCCCGGCTCTCGGGCGTCACAGGACCGCCAGACGAGCCCACAGCGTCGTCCAAGAACTTGTGTACGGCGTCCCGCACCTGCGGCTGGCGAGCACCGATCGACTCGCCTTTGCACCGCAGCTCGCGGGCTGCGATCCTCAACTCGTCAAAAGCCACGCCGGTCTTCAGTCTCTGGTCGTGCGAGCCGTCGTATTCGATGCAGTCGGCGAGCTCACCGCACAGAGCTGACATCGTCGCCGCATCCTCTGCAGCAGTTGGCCCGACGAACTTGCCTCGCAACGAGAACGCATCTGGCGGCACTGGTGCCGGGTCAGGCTTTGGCGTGCTTGAGCGGCTTGGCATGAACGAGATGGCAGCGGCGACGACCAGGGCGAGTACGGCAACGTGCTTGCCGTCGATGGTCGGCATCTTGGCCGTGGAAAACCACGCCTTGATGTTCTCTGTGATCTGCTGACCGGCCAGAGCGTAGACGGCAAACGCCACGAGGAGTGCTGTGATCACGTGGTTGACCTCACGAGCGGGAGGAGAGATTCAATGGCACCACTGGCAAGAGCCAGAACAAACGCACGCAGAGCCGGTCGCAGGATCGCCCAAGCTGGCCACGCAGCAAGGGGAACGCACTTGCCTGCAACGCCGTCAAACAGGGCAGCGACAGCCACGAGTGCAATCGCCTTCTTCTCGGGTCCGCTCAACGTCTTCACGCGGTCAAGCGTCTCAATGCACAAGCGGCACAGTGCCGTCATCAGTCCGCCAAACTCTGCCCAAGTCAGACCGTCAGCCGCCGCACGACGAGAGTCGGCGAGAAACTTCATGACGTGTGCGTCGATGACGACGGCGGTCGGCTGTTGGTCTGCCATGCCGCCAGACTAGGCCGGTGGTGTGGCAATCCTGACCGGGTCTGACTCCCTATGGAGAACCAGCGCAATCGCCGCGTAACAGGCGATGTCTTTGAGCGTGTCTTCGACTCCGTCGAATTCGCACCGACCATTGCGGAAGAACGCCTTGAGCCGGTGCATCTTGTCGGAGATCCGAAGAATGCATCCGGCCCAGGCGGGCATGTTCACCACGTCGGCACTCTGCCGAATGTTGCTCAGTGCGTCCTCGTCTACTCCGTAGTCTTTTGTTTTCCGCAGGTGAAGCGTCCGCAGTTCGTCGAGCACGTCGAGGAACTCCCGCGAGCCGGGCCTGATGTCGTCCTGCTTGGCGATGTTGGGTGAAGGCGTCAGCCAGTTGCCGTGGTGGATGTCGCGGTACTTGAATCCGTCCGTG